ACCATCGATTCCTTTATTCAGGTCTTTCTGAATTGCTTTCATAGCCGAAGGCATTGCAGCTTCAAAACCTTTAACAACGCCGGGTGGCAACCAACGACCAACCTCATCTCTGAACACCTTAGACGGTGAACCAATACCAAGGGCATCCTTTACACCATCAACAATACCAGAGAAGAAACTCTTAACATTCGATACGAACTTATCTTTGGCTGCTTTAATACCATTCCAAACACCACTAACAATGTCAGAACCAATCGACATAACTTTGCTTGCGATTCCGCTTGCTGCCGACATAACGTTATTGATGAGTGATTGAACTGCCTCTTTACCTTTTTGACCCATCTGAGTAACCCAAGTCTTAAGGTTATCTATTGCACTATCAAGATACTGCTTAATTTTACCAGGCAGCTGCTGCATAAAGCTTACCACATTGTTGATGAAATTAGTACCCATCTCACGTGCTTTGTTAGCCATGTTAGTAGCCCACGTTTGCACGTTATTGAAAGCACTCGTGATAAACTGCAACACTTTACCAGGAAGCTGAGTAAAGAAACTTACGACTGCGTTCAGGAAGTTTTGTCCCATTTCCCTTGCCTTAGCAACCATATTAGTGGCCCATGTCACGACTGAGTTATACGCATTCGTGATAAACTGCAATACTTTGCCAGGAAGCTGAGTAAAGAAACTTACGACTGCGTTCAGGAAGTTCGTTCCCATCTCTCGAGCTTTATTTACCATGTTGGTCGCCCAGGTCTGAACATTATTGAATGCGCTGGTAATAAATTGAAGTATCTTTCCAGGGAGCTGAGTAAAGAACGATACCACAGTATTGAGAAAATTCGTTCCCATTTCTCTAGCCTTGGTTACCATATTGCCAGCCCAAATTACGATGTTGGCCAAAGTATTACCAATAAAATAGCCGACCTTATATGGCAAATTAGTGAAGAAACTTACGACTGCGTTCAGGAAGTTTTGTCCCATTTCCCTTGCCTTAGCAACCATATTAGTGGCCCACGTCACGACTGAGTTATATGCATTCGTGATAAAATTTGCAATGTTTGTAGGAAGCTGAGCAAAAAAGTTTATGATAGTCGTAATAAAATTGGACACTGCCATCTTAATAGAACTTATCACATTCGAGAAGAACGAAGTGATTCCGTTCCAAATTGCCATAATCTTGTTTCTAAACTCTTCATTATTCTTCCACAAACTTACAAGTGCAGCAATTAGAACAGCAACCATAACTACAACCGGAGCAGAGATTCCGCTCATAGCAATACTAACTTTAGTAAATGCACTCTTAACTTTAGAAATTGCACCAGGAATCTTACCAAATGTGGTAATCATATTATCAATACTGGAAGTAACTTTACCTACAGCGAACATAACTGGGCCAAATGCGGCAGCTGCAGCAAGTAATTTCTTCTGTAGCGGCGATATTGGCAAGTTGTCCCAAATCGTAAGTAATGCTCGCTTAACATTCTGGACAAATACACCAATAGACTTAATCATCTCATCTGCAAACTTATCCATATCAGCACCAGGATTTCCAAGCTGCTGCAGGAAGTTAAGTACAGAAGACTTAGCCATCTGAAATGAACCGGAAATTGTTTCGGCAGCTTCTTTGGCTGTAGTACCTGTAATTCCAAGATTCTCTTGAGTTACATGAATGGCTTCAATCAATATATCAAATGGAATATCCTTTACATTTTCAGCTGTAGCTTTAAATTTACCATTCAACACACCAGATTCATTTACGAGTCGTGCCATTTCTCCAGCTGTGCCACCATAACCAAGCTTAAGATTATCAAGCATTGTATAGTTGCCTTTAGCAAATCCCTGATATGCATTTTGAATCAAGCTAATATTTGTGCCCATTTTATTTGCATTATCAGACATATCAACTATTGCTTTGTCTGCATAGTCTGCAGCCTTTTGTGTGTCGCCACCTAAACCTTGCAATAATGTAGCAGAGAAACTTGTTACTTGCTCCATATAATTATTGGCGTCTACACCAGCTCTCTTATATGCAGTTTCTGCATTGGAAATGACAGTTTGCGCCGAACTCTTAAAAAGTGTTTCAACACCGCCAATTGATTGCTCCAAATTAGCAAACTGCTTAACACTTGCCGTTACAGCTGTAACAATTGGAGTCGTTATACTTGCTGTAGCAAATTTGCCAACTTTCGCCATTTTATCACCAACGGTCTTTAATCCTCCACCAATTTTTGTTGCGATATTCTTGCTTGCTGTATCAGCTTCACTTTGAGCCGACCTTAAACCTGTCAAAAAGCCAGAAATATCAAGGTCAAGATAACCAACGGCAGAACCAGCATCAACAGCCACAACTCTCACCTCCCTTACTTATCCAGTATAATACTTGTACAAATCTTTGAAAGACTTGAATTTGAGTTTGAAAGTTGGCTCTTTACCATCTTCCATTTGACGAGTAATATAAGCACAAGCTTCATCAAAACAATATGCTGTATAAGGGTCAATTATATCTAACAAAGAGCTAGGGCGGCAACGATAAACATTTGCCAACCCCAGCACATTCAAAATCTTTTTACTCTTTACGAAAGGATTCCAGAGCTTTTACTCCATTCTGAGTGTAATTAAAGATAGCCATAAGCTGGTCATCGGACAAGGAAAGACCTGCATCTTCAATGTCCTTCATAGTAGGCTGTATAAGAGATGCTTCACAAATAATATGCATAATGTCATACACATCAGAGAGCATATTCTTATTATCGGCATCCATACCTGCTCCACCTTTGGAAAACAGCTCACCAGCTGCAGTCAAAAGCGTATTCGGAATCTTGCCCTGCTTAGCCAAAACAAGCATACTCGGTCTACGAACACGAGCAACAAAAGGCTGACCTTCCGCAAAATCGGGGAAACGAACGATTGTACCAGCAGCATAACTCTGCAAATCTGCCAAAGTAGTGATATTCATAGGAGTATCACAATTCACCGGCATAACCTGCTGAGCATTCTGCTGAGGCATCATCTGCACGGGTCCCCCAAACTGACCATTCACAACTCCATTATTTCCATACATGTTATTATCCATGATTCTCAATTTCCTTTCTTATTTATTTACGCCTGCAACTCAGGAAGTGCAGCTACGTAACTGATGTCATAAGGTGCTTCGTCCGTCTTAGGCGCACTGCTGATAGTATACTCCGGAGCACGGAACACACCATCTTCCGAACCAAATGCAACAGGAACACCTGTACAGTTCGGATACATAATCTTCTCATACTGAACAATCTGACCAGATGCATCATACTGAGCAGAATATGCATTCAGCTTAAATACCTCACCCTTGTCAGAAGAGCCTGCAACGGGCGGAGTATAACCGATAATCTTGGTCGGGTCCGTCAGGTCATACTTAATAGTACCACCTTGAAGAATCAAAACAAGCTCAGGATTGAATACATTATCAGTAAGAGTAATCTCATTACCAGTAATGGTTGTAGTCTTCGGCTTTTGAGCACGAAGAATGCCTTTCACAACCAGCTTAACAGCATCTTCTTCTTCAATCTGAGGCTCAACTTCAATTTTATTTGCAGTGTCAAAACCAAATTCTCCATCACTGGTTTCAATGGTAACAAGGCAACAATCGATAGTCGCAATCTCAGCTTTAGACTTTTTAACAATATCAGCCATCGTTATTTTCCTCCTTATAGAATTTTCTTGTGATTCTTATATTCAATACTAATCATGTGAGCCTTGTAGCTATCGTCATAATAGCTTGGAGTTTGACTACCATACGGCATAATCATAGGCTCTAACTCCTTCATGACCTTCTTGACCTTTTGAACCAGTGGCTCAAGTGTACTATATGCTTGCTTAGGCACATAACACATTACTGCATATAAGTCATCATCCGTACTAAAGTTCGGCAGCTTTGTAGAACCATCATTCTTCACAACGATGTATTCCTTTGTACAGTCACCAGTTTTTACTCCAGGCGAATATACATCAAAACCTGATTTCTTCAAATGCTTAAATATGTCCTGCCACCTTGAATCAGCATATTCAAAATTTGCATCAACCATACTTATCACCTCACAGTTTCAATTTGCTCATGAGATTGTCAAGGTCTTCGACAATTCTTGGACCTTCCTCTCTAACTGTTGGAGCAATAATCGCATAGTTCTTTTCGTGTGCAAGCTCAAGCCATATACCATAATCTACACCATGAGCAAGTGTAATACGAACTATAGTTGGACTTGGCTGCGAAACTTTCGCATTCAGCAAAGCTTTTGCCATACCAGTTCTATCAGTCCAAGGCCGATTCATTTTCATCTTTGCTTGCAGCTCGCTTGCTTTAGTTGCTGAATACATCAAAACAACTGCACCAAGCTTTGTGGACATCTTATCCAAATTGCTTTTTAATGAGCTGCTATTATAGTCAAGCTTGAACGACATTGTCAACCACCTCCAAAGATATATCGGCAATTATGTTCCATTCCTGGATATTCACAACACCTGTAACTTTGAGAGTTTTGCTGTTGATTTTTAGTTCATCACCGACTTGCAAAACTAAACGAGCGGCATCTTCATACAAGCACAAAATCATCGGAATTTTCTTTGTACGAACCTGAGTT